TCAGCGTCTATTTGAAATATCCAATCTCCTGAACAATTGGCTTTGAGGTTGTTTTTGAAAGAGGCGAAATCCTTTTCTAAAGGAAATGCCACATGTTTTACTCTATCTGCAAATTCGTTATAAACCACTTGATAGACATCTGCGGTCGTGTTCCCAGCATCAAACTGAACCATAATCTCGTCTTCCTCCCTCTTGTTCTCACACAGTAGTGTTAAGAGTCTTCTCAACTCTTCATGCTCATTACAGACTGGTATAGCGTAACTAATTTTCATAATTAGAGGTCAAAGAAACCTATGTAGTCGCAGGCAGTAAAATAGTCTTCTCCAAAATTCTTCATAGTTTTAGAGTCAGATTTGTATTGTTTGCCTTTAAAACGCGGACTTTCCCTCTCCTCTTCTGTTAGGGGCACATTCTTTATTGCTGCCCAATGCCATTCCTCTTTAGAAGGTCCATTAGGAAACACAGTACCTTTATCCTCAATGTTTATCACATTAGGATACCAGACTCTGCCCTCTTCATCTACATACTTGATGTCCTTAAAAAGCTCAGGCATCTCAGATTCGTAGGCTTCGACATCGTAGTCTCCCTCTTTAATCAGATCGCTAGCCCTAAAACCGCAGGCCAAACAATTATAGGAATTGGCAACTTCGTTTATAGGCAACACGTAGCAAGACTCTACGTAACCACATTTAGGACAGGTTTTAAGCGCATCAGTCATTGAGTATCTGTTTAGATCCGTCGTTAGTTATAGTGTTGTCTCCCACATAGCCTTGATAGGGATAGGTGTAAGTCTTCTTGCCACACTGGCATGTTTGATCCTCTCTAACAGTTTTCAGTGTCTCTACTATTTTTTCCCACTGACTAGGACTGGGATTCAGATGGTGACAGGCCTGAGAGAAGCCTCTGAACCAGGTTATGAATTCTTGTGGCGTCATATTTTTTTAAGTTTAGGTAACTGTAGCTTTGGAGGTTCAGTATTCAACTTAGGCAATTCGATCTTCTTAAGTTTCGGTAATTGCAATTGCACCTGCTTAGGAACAGTATCTAAATACTTGGCAAGCAGTTCCTTCATTTTATCAAAACAGAATTCAGTATTACACTTATAGGACTGCTGTTTTGCCAGCTCTTTGTACTTCTTGTAGTTTTCATAAACCTCTTTAAGGTAGTGCTTAGCTTGAGGAATATTAGGACTAAACCACTGCGACTCTGCAAGAATCATATTCTGTACTACGCACGAAGAGTGAACAGGTTTTAATTCTCCTCCTATAAGGCAAGTCAAACCTTGCTCAAGGAAGTCTGTGTGACCTGACCAACCAGAAACTATGATGGGTTTCTTTGACATGGCAAACTCAAGTATAGGTCTGCCAAATCCCTCTCCTTTAGTCAAGTTATACATTGCCTTCACTTTGGGATGATTGTAGAGATAATTCATATCCTTGTCATCTATCTCACCGTGTAAGAGGTAGACGTTAGGTAGCTGGTCTCCCACCTCTTCTCTAATCCTATCGATCTTCTTGAGCATATCCTCACGGTCCATTATGCAAGCTCCTGCGCCTGAGGTTTTAAGTATAAGAGCAGGGGCGTTTTTCTTGTTCTGAAAGGTTTCAAGGAACGACTTGAGTGCTAAGCCAACATTTTTACGGTCTTCACCTGTTTCTCCCTGCAACCAGTGGCCGACAAAAAGGAAACAAAAATCTTCTTCTATTTCATCAAGCACTTTCACTAGCTCTGTCTCCTCAATATCATCGTCGTCTACTTGAAAATACTTTTCAATGTCTACGCCTTCGAATAGCACTTCAACTGGCTTTTCTAATTTCACATGCGCTATTGTTTTTCCCTGCTGGTCTCTCTTTTCAAATTGAGATTGTTGAAATACAGTTTTAGCGTGCTTAGAAGAGACTAGAGTAATGTTCATGCGATTAACACCCTCAACCCATGTGGCATCGCACAGGGTGGTCTCTATACCAGCTGTCACACCAATATTGTATTTACCTATAGGTTGAAACTCATTAGGCACAGTGACTTGAATCCATACGTCAGGCTGTCTGTTAAGTTGTCCAGACTTATTAATCATAGGATTGACCCAACTCCAATCTGCTGCGTTATTTTCTATATAACCCCAAGGAGTTACTCCCCACCTCTGACTCAGAATCTGAAATTCCCACTCCTGATTTTTTAGTTGATAGAGGGCTTTGAATAGATCTCTGCTTCTTGCACCGTAACCTGAATAGGTATCGATCGGACAGGATATTACGCACAACTGTTTCATATTAGTATACTAAGGGGTGAACGATTTTCTTTTTAGGTAGTTTGCTTGCTTTAATGAACTCGAACTCTTTTCTGGGTTTGAAGTTAGTCAGGGTATCATCGATAGTGAGAGTCACATTCTTGCACATGTTCTTGGCAGTCATCATGGCCTCGTCTGAGGTCACAAACTTTCTGCCTGCCATGCCTCTACGGCTTCTCTCTTCAGGACTCAGTTCGTAGACTTTTTGTATGGCTTTTGCCACATCTCTGAAATCGCAACGGTCATCGAAGATGTAAGGCGTAGGAATGGAGCCCACAATGCTCATATTTGTAGGGAACACGGGCTCAGCCCACTCGCCATGTTTCTTATACGTACCGAAGTGATTAGAACAGAACTTGTCGTTGAAGTCTATCCAGTTGCCGTTCTCGTCCTCAAATCTCATTTGATCCTGCATGCCGCCTGTGACGTTAGCTATGATCATCTTGCCGCAAGTCATAGACTCAGTGAGAGAAAGTCCCCAACCCTCGTTAGAGGATATCAGACAGGTAACATCAGCAAGATTGTAGAGGTAATTCATGCCCTCAGGAGAGAGCTTATGTGCATGGAAGTAGACTTTCTGGTATTCAGGATCGCAGAGTAGATCTTTTACCACTGGCAGATCTGTGCCGTTCTCATCAACAGGATCTGTGTGGAGTAGCAATGCGCACTTGCTTGCCTTCTCTTTGCCGATAGTATCACAGAATACTGAATAGGCTGCAATGAGATCTGATGTGGATTTCCTCCGGATGTTTCTTGCGTTATAGAACACCACAAACTCTGGCTCAAATTTGCCGAAGATGTCTCTCTTCTTTGCTTCCAACTTTTGGTTGGCCTCTTTCATGAACTCAGTGATAGGAAAGAAATTTTTATCGTTGATGCCGTGGGGCACATAACGCAAAATTTTCTCTTTAGCCTTATCTCCAAGCACCATTCTGTTGATGTTGAGAGTCTGCTTAGATATTGCCATCAGAGAGTCGCAAGACTCGTAATAGGGACGGTTATAGAGAGGTGCAGGCAGATCGTCCCAAATGTTAAGATAGATAAGAGGCACTTTTCTCCTGATCTCGTTCTCTATTTGAAACAGCCAGATCCAGTATCGAGGATCCGTGAAGAAGACGATAGCATCGACCTTTTCTACATCAATCAACTGCCTTACAGTTTCTGCTGTGCCGTAACCTGAAGAGGCGTAGATAAACACTGAGGAGTCAGGTATACCTGCCACTTTATTGGTGTCCTGGCTGAGATCCAGGTGCTTGCCGTTATCCGGGTGGTTCAGGGCAGCGCCCAGATTGACCCAGTTGTAGCGATGCGCAGTGCCTAATACAATCTCTCTTGCCATCGTGGAGATGCCAGAGGTCATGCGAATATCATCTGAGAGCAGCAGAATCTTTTTCCTCTGCTCTTTTGGAATGTAACCTTCTATCATAAACTTATTTTATTGCTTCTACAATATTTGATCCTGTGTAGTACGTGTTGTACTGTTCATGAATAGACTGCCTGTACTTAGAATCAGTTAGGTACATATAGATAGAACGCTCCACAATATCTTGAAGGCCTAGCTTTGTTTTAACTGCTGTCAATTTGAAATCTTCGTAGAGGACCTCGGGTATCTTTACTGATGTGATGACCCTTTTTGTTTTGCTAACCATATCCTTTTTATTAATAAATATGGCTATCTCTATGAAATATATCTATAAATAAGAAAATATTTTTATGATCTATCACATAGATCTGGTCTCTCTTTGAAGGGACACCAGCGGCAATTGTCTAGGCTCTTATTATAGACGCGCTCAGTATTGTACTTAGCATCTGGCGTGAAACACTCCTTGATAAATTTGGCCAGACTATCGTGGGCATCTTGCACCTTCCGCTTGCCATTTGCTGGCACAAACTCTTGGATCCTGTGAATAGGGAAGTCTGGATTGGTGAACACTTTGCGCTTGACAATAAAGAACTTCACGTCCACCTTATCTTCAGGGATGTTCATGCCCTTTGAATAGAATCGCTTGTAAAGCAGTAGCTGGTTTATCTTGGTCTGGTCCTTCTTCTCTTTATCAGTCCAGCCTTTTGTAGAGGTCTTAATATCGTAGATCGTGTACCTATCCTCTTGCTCATCATATAGAATGAAGTCCACATAGCCTTGCAGTAAGACATTAGGTACATCATCAATTGCTGGCAAGAGAATAGGCACTTCGATCCCTACGAGATGTGTGCCCTTCTTTGAGAAGTACTTAGCTCTGTTCTTTTTGAACCAGTCTAGAGTGGTCTGACCATCTGCTAGGAACTCCTTCATCTCATCAGGAGTTGAGAAGTGCTCGCCTTTAGATTCATCTAGGGCTTGCCTGTAATTGAAGACTAGCCTCTCTTTAAGTAGTTCGCCTAGATCTATATTATCAGCAGCTGTGATAGAGTTCTCGTACATTGTTTTGAGATACTCTTGTAGCGTCTCATGTACGCTTGTGCCATAGACAGTATAGATGCTATTGGTAAATGTCTGGTGCTTCTTAATATAGGTAAGATACCACTGGTATTCACAGTTAGTATAGATGGAATACTGTGAATAGCTTACCGCTTTTTGGTAAGCGTAATTAATGTCCGCAACTCTTTTAGGCAAGATTACTCCCCTTTATTCAGCTCCTTCGGAAGGAATTCTGCATTGATGTGACCACACTTAGCACAAACAAACGTCTGAATAGGCAGTACACCATCTTGTGCATCGCCAGTCAAAAACTTGCTCACTTTACGAAGCATAAGAGCTTCTTGAAAGGCTTGAGACCCGCATTCCTCACAAGTGATAGGAAGGGTTTTGTCTAAGGAAACTTTTAACTGCACAGGCTTTTGTTGATTCATATTATTTTTGGTTTGACATTCTCTCTCTATTATTCCACTCGTCTAGGATCCACTGCTTCCAGATTGTCTCTACAGAGACAGGACCGTTAGGATTTTTTCTCCTATCCCACTTCCAGATCTGAGTACAAGCATTGTCTTCACGACGAATCTCGAACTGCTCTGGTTTTTCATCTACCTGCTTTGCCATTGCCTTCTAGGGGGTTTACGTTGATCATCCAATCAAATTCTTCTGCGATATGAGGGTATCTCTTCTCAATGTGGCCGAACGCATTTTGATAACGGTCTAGATGGGTCTCAGTGAGATCGAATCTGAATTTTGCTGTTTCGTATTGCTGCTTAAGATGAAAGTTTTCCTTTCTCAGCTTCATGATCTCCTTTTCAAGCAGATAGAACATAATACAAGATACGAAACAGACAAGGATTGTGATTCTCTTCATAACTGTAAACTAATCAAAACGGGTCAAAATAAAAATTCTATCTTTAGAGTAACTAGTTTGGCATATAACTATTTAAGGCAGCAACATAGTCGTCTACCGTAGCTTCGTAGTAAGCTTTGCTTTTCAATTCTAATGCAAACTCTCTGGTTGATTTCCACTTGAAAGAGTAATTCTTTCTCTTGAGGTAACTGAGTTGGGATAGGGTGGCGTTTTTCAGGCTGGGATATATCGCAAAGTTGTTATGGCCCTCTGCTCTTGCTCCTTTGGAGATTGCGAAGGTATCGATCTTGTGATAGTGCCTGGCGAAAACATTGTGGTATTTAGCGAGATTGTTTTTGTAGTTTCCGCTCTCGTGTTTTGATTGCGCCACTAAGAGTTCCACGACGAATGGCTGAACATTATGAGCTTCGAGTGCATCTCTGATCTCCTGTTCATGATCCAAGCGTAGGGGAACCGCTTCTTCTTCCATCATGCTAGCACTGCCCAGCTCCGAAGAGACTAGTACAAGCACAAGCGAGATGAAAATTATGGTGATCATTTTCATTTTTGGTTTGTTTGGTTAAACATCCTCTCATTTCTGAGAGACTGGCATAACTTTTCTAGAACTTTTATTTTGACTCCATTGCGTATAAATATAGACTCATATCCGAATATACTACCTTTGGTATTTACGTATATAAGATAACTTTAAAGTGGGCCCTGTAGGGATCGAACCTACATGTAACCGATTACGGTTTCTATTCGTTATGAGCGAAAGCCGATAAGGGCCCCAATTAATTCCTCTATCTTAAGTTCATCTTTTTTAATCTTCTGTATGTCATCCTTTTTTAGAACTATCAAGTTGTTTACCACGCGCCACTTTGCCCGATCTCTATCTCTTTCATATCCTTTTACTTCAATATACACATCATAATTAGGTAAATAAAAATCTGGAAAATAAGTGTGCATAGAGTTTTGCCATTCATAGTCAAAACCTTTTACTACATTTGTCCACACTATACTTTGTTTATCCAGCCATTTTGCAGTCTCAACTTCCCAAGATCCTTTCAGTTTTACTCCGTTGTACACAATTATGGGAGTTCTACCAGATACATTGCTTGCTGTGTAACTATCTGGATTGTTTAGCACAGCTTGTCTCATGGCATCCTTTATCTTTTGCTTAGATTCTGGACTATGTCTATATAGTCTACCAGATTCTCTAAGTTTACGTTTAGTTTCCTCCGTTATTACTATAGTTTTACCTTCTAGTTTTGCTTTTGTATATTGATTAGAATGACTTTTAGAGATCAATCCGCTTTTTACTTTTTGATTGTATTCTATGAAATTTGATTTAATCACTTGATGATTGGGATTCAATTTACACAATCTTTGGTGATTCTTCAAGCTATTATCATTCTTACAGAGTTTTTGACAGTAAATGCATTCCATAATACTTTATTAATAAATATGCATAAAGTTAAAAAAATGGAGTGCATTGCTCTAACCGACTGAGCTAAGGGCCCTAAAGCTGTAGAGGCTGGATTCGAACCAGCATGTGGAGATTCAGCGAGAGACAAAAGCAACTGCAGTCTGGTGGTCTACCCCCAAAATATCGCTCGCCTATTTCTTTGTCCACGCCCCCGAGACAGGAGGGCACGTCTGCCATTTCGTCACTCTACAATTTTTGTAGCCTCACCAAGACTCGAACTTGGAATAACTGCTTAGAAGGCAGTGGGTATATCCCTTTACCTATGAGGCCAGTTAGGAA